CACGACGAGCCAGTGCCCGAACATCTTCGAGCGCATCCGCATCGAGAACAACGCCAGCGCCTCGGTGACGTACTCGAAGACGAACAGCACCGTCCTGCGGGACATCACGACGTTCAACTCCGGCAGCACGATGCCTGCCGGGCTGCTGCAGTACCCGCTGACCACGGTGAACAACCCGACCTTCGGCCCGGCCGACCACGGTCTTCTCTCGTGGACGCACGACCCGGCCACCTGCCGGTCGACCGGCGACAACATCACCACGGGCACGATCTACCTGTGCAAGTTCAAGATCGTTGACCGCTCCACGGTCGTCTCGAACATCCTGTTCTCGATCCTGAACACACCCACCTTGATGACCGCCTCGCAGAACTTCGTGGGGCTGTACGACAGCAGCGGAACGCGCCTGGTCGTCAGCGCCGACCAGTCCGCGTCCTGGACGACTGCACGTCTCAAGACCACGGCGATAACGCCGCAGACGCTCGCTGTGGGCTCGTACTACGTGGCGATCCTGATGAACTCCACGGGCACCGTGCCGCAGCTCCTGCAGGGCAACGGAGCCTCTGCCAGTGCTCTCAACGCCGGCTTGACGACCGGCGCCGCGCGCTGGCTCAACACCGCGGCCGGCAACACCTCGTTGCCGTCCTCCATCACGCTCAGCTCCCAGTCCACGAACGCGGGCAGCCGCTGGGCTGCGCTCACCTAGGAGACCCCATGTCTGACGAGAAGTGCTGCCCGGTAGGTCCGGGCGGCAACTCCACGATCACCAACGGGGACGAGGCCGAGATCCTCGTCCGCACCACGCAGGGCCTCCAGACGCGCTCTGAGGGCATGCAGGAGCCGGGGAAGCACTGATGTGCCGGACAGGATGCCCGACGCAGGACCACGCCTCCTGGGGGGCGTGTGCCCGTGCGGCGAACCTGCGCGTGGCGTACTGCGGCATAGGCGGCGGTGACGCCACCGAGCAGAAGCGCTGGGACGGCGAACTGGAGCTGTACCGCACTGCCCGCAGGCAGGGCGTGCAGCCCGAGGGCACCAAGACGAACCAGATCATGGCGGCCCTGAAGGCCAGCGATGTCGTGGGCGCCGCCTATGGGCGCGACTTCAACGCGGCCACAGCGATGCCGGAGGACGCCTGAGATGACGACCTTCGATCAGCTCGTGCGCCAGGTGCGCCAGAAGGTCATGGGCTTCGCCATGAACCAGGAGTCGATGTCCGAGCTGGCCAGCCCCATGACGGACACGGACACCGCGTTCACGGTGGACACCGCGACGGTGAACAACCTCTCCCGTGGCCTGGTGGAGATCGATGACGAGCTGATCCTGGTCAAGGCCTACGACGCCACCTCCGGCGTCGTGAGCGTGATGGGTCTGGCCAACGGCCGCGGCTACGAGGGCACCACGGCCGCCGGCCATGCGGCCAACAGTCTCGTGACCAGCGCCCCCGCCTTCCCGAAGGCGAGGATCAGGGAGGCGGTCAACGAGACGATCGGCTCGCTGTACCCGACCCTGGTGGTCTTCGACTCCACGGAGATCATCAAGCTGGCGCCCGTGATCGAGTACGAGCTGCCGTCCGATGTGGACGGCCTCTGGTACGTCACGGCCCAGCTGATCGGGCCGTCCAAGATCGCCCAGCCGCTGCCGAACTGGCGTTACAACCCCAAGGCCCGTGAGGCCGTCTTCCCGACAGGCAAGAGCATCCAGGTCTTCGACTCCGTGACCCCGGGCCAGGCCATCAAGGTCGTCTACTCCAAGGCGCCCACGCTCCTGTCCGCAGGAACGGACGAGTTCACGTCCACGGGCTACCCGGAGCGCATGGCGGACCTGGTGGTCTACGGCGCCTGCAAGCGCCTCCTGCCGGCCCTGGAGGCCGCACGCCTGCAGCTGCAGTCAGTGGAGACGACCGAGCGGGCACCGCTCGTGCCTCCAGCCTCCGCCTCGAAGGCGGCGTCCCTGTTCGCCTCCCTGTATGCCGAGCGCGTCGAAGAGGAGCGCGCCAGGCAGTGGGACGAGGTCCCCAACTTCGCGACCTACCAGGGGAGCTGACGTGGCCAACGCCTACACCTACTCGAACACGGCCGTCCAGACGACCTTGAGCGGCAACATCTCCGGCGCTGCCACGTCCATGACCGTGGGCATCACGACGGGCTTTCCGTCGTCGTTCCCGTACGTTCTCGCCGTCGACTACGGCGCGGCCACGGAGGAGCTGGTGGTGGTCACCGCCGCAGGCGGGACCACGCTGACCGTGACCAGGGGCTTCAGCGGCACGAGCGCGCAGAGCCACTCCATAGGCGCCGTGGTGCGCCATGTGGTCAACGCACAGGATCTGACGGACTTCCGCACGCACGAGGCCGCCACGGCCTCCGTACACGGCGTCACGGGCGCGCTGGTGGGCGCGACCCAGACGCAGACGCTGACGAACAAGACCCTGACGAGCCCGACCATCACAGCCCCCACCGTGACCGGCGGGGGCTCCCTGGCGGGCACCTTCACAGGCACCCCCACGCTGTCCGGGGCGGTGGTGCTCTCCGGCACCCCGAACATCTCCAACGGCGCCGCGCTGGCCGGGACGTTCTCCGGGAGCCCGACGTTCTCGGGCACCGTCTCCGTCACCGGCGCTCTGGCGCTGACCGGCACCTCCGCCCTGGTGGAGCGGTCGTTGGTCACCGACAACGGTTACCGGACCCGCATCACGGCGGACACGAACTCCCGTTGGCTGGTCAACGCCGACGGGAAGCAGATCTGGGGAACGGGCGCGACCACGGGAGACACCAACCTGTACCGCTCTGCGGCGGACACGCTGACCACGGACGACTCCTTCTCCGTGGGCGGGAATCTGACCGTCACGGGGACCGCGGATGCGGCCACCACCACGACCGCCACGGGTGTCTCCGCGGGGACGGGGTGGAGCGTATCCATCCAGGCCCTGCGGGTGACTTCCGGTGTCTCCACCGTCAACGTGACGCTGACGCGGACCGGCGGACTGCTGGACACCGATCAGCTCGGTGGCACGAGCGGCAACATCACGCCGGACCTGACGGTCTGCACGGTGCCGGCAGCCTTCCGGCCGCCAGCGGACCTCTATCTCCTCGCCAGCACAGGAATTGGCCATGGGTCCATCCGCGTCCAGACGGCGGACGGCATCTGTCAGTTGCTGACCTGGATTCCGAACATCGGCATCACCGACGGTTCGAACCTGCGCTTCACCTACACGTTCAGCTCATAGGGAGAAGTGATGGCCGACATCGTCACACGGCTTCCGTTCCCCCTCTCGGGGCGGACGGTGGCTGCGGCGTCCTCCTTCGCCCTGGAAGGCGTCCAGTACCACTGGGCCCTAGCCGGCCTGCCGTGGCTCTCGGCCATCAACGACGAACGCAAGATGATGCGCGCTGGTGCGCCCATCAAGAAGGAGCAGTTCGACAACCAGAACATCCCGGGCGAGCAGTCCTTGGCCAGCTGGTGGCTGCGCTCGCAGTCCACGTTCATCGGCGGGGCCGGGCTCCTCTACCAGGACCCGAGCAACGACAACCAGTACGCGATCCGCTTCTCGGACTCGGTGGGCGTGAACCCGTGGGTGAACGGCAAGCTGACGCTGCTGCGTGAGACCTCCGCGCGTATCGCCGACGGCACCTCCAACCGCCATCACGTGGTCGGCTGGAACGACGGCACGGACCGCTACTGGTCCGCGGTGAACACGACGCTGAAGAGCGACACGGGAGCCGCCACGACCACGATCACGTGGGGCGGGGCCGGCATCATCAGAAGCCTGACGAGCGACGGTACGCGCTACTACGCGGCCGACAACGTCAGCGTCTGGCGCGGCACCGGCAACGGTGCCGGCGCGGCCCTGTGCGCCACGGGCACGACCAGCGTGGTCGTGCGCTGGGTCAAGGGCCGCCTGATGATGGCCCAGGACAACCTGGTCTACGAGGTGGACAACGCCGGGGCCAAGACCCTGAAGTTCACCCACCTCAACCCGAGCTTCGTCTTCACGGACTTCGCCGAGGGCACGAACTCGATCTACGCGAGCGGCTACGCCGGCTCCGAGGGCGCCATCTACAAGTTCGGCCAGGACACCACCGGGGCCGTGCCCACGCTCGCCTCCGGCGGAGTCCTCGCGGCTCAGCTGCCGCGGGGGGAGATCGTCCACGCGATGACGACCTACCTGGGCAGCTTCGTGGGCATCGGCACGAACCGCGGCTTCCGCGTCGGGCAGATCGATGACCAGGGGGACATCCAGTACGGGCCCCTGCTCATCACCAACGCCGAAGGCGTCAAGGCCATCGCCGCCTACGACCGGTTCTTCTTCGTCGGGGCGACGAACGGGATCGAGGGCGACTCCGGTCTCTACCGGGTGGACCTGGGCCAGCCGCTCCAGTCTGGGGACGTCTCCCCGTCCGTGCGCTTCGCGTACGCCACGGACCTCCAGGCGCACGTCACGGGCGAAGTGTCGTCGGTGAGCAACTTCGGCAATAGCGATCGCATGGTCCTGGCCGTCATCGCCCAGGGCAGCTACCTGGAGAGCGCCACGGTGCTGGAGAGCACCGGCTACCTCAAGACGGGCCGGGTGCGGTACAGCACGATCGAGCCGAAGATCTTCAAGTTCGTCACGGTGCGCACCCCGAGCCCGTTGCACGGCTCGGTCGCTGTCTCCGTCATCGACCCCGGCGGGGGAGACACCTCGGTCCTGACCATCACCGAGGGCGGGTCCACGGAGATCGAGAACGTCGTCATGCCCGCCCCTGCCGCCGCGGCGGAGTGGGTCCAGCTCCAGCTGTCCCTGGCCCGCTCGGCCACGGACACCACCCTGGGCGGAGAGGTCGACGCCTGGCAGCTCAAGGCGATGCCGGGCGCCGTGCGCCAGCGCATCATCACGATGCCGCTCGCCTGCTGGGACTTCGAGAAGACCCAGTCCGGCCAGCAGGTGGGCTACGAGGGCCGCACCCTGGAGCGCCTCGCAGCCTTCGAGCAGGTCTTCTCCCGCGGGGACGCGGTGGCCTTCCAGGACCTCAGGAACGGCACCAGTGACCTCGTCGTCATTGACGACTACCGCTTCGAGCAGGCAGGCCAGCCGGGCACCAACAGATCCGTCTTCGGCGGAGTGCTCTGGGTCGAACTGCGCACCATCGCCGATGTGATCACAGCGTGAGGGAACAGACGTGGACTACGAACTGATCAAGCCTGACGCCCAGGACAAGTACGACCCTGCGCCCTTCCTGAACTACGCCCGCGCCAGGCGTACGGACAGGGAGGAGCGAGACCCGCTCGTCGGGGACTGGGTCCACTTCTGGACCGGGGACGGGTGCTGGGCCGCGGTCGTCACCCAGGACGACCTGGACACGGTCTGGCTGTCCTGCGTCGCCCCGGGCGAGACCTCCTGGCGCCCCGTGCGGGATGTCCCGCACATCGAGGAGGGCAAGGCCCAGGGGTCCTGGCACTGGCCCTGCGGAGGCCACTGATGTGGCCCCCTGACCGCGTCATCATCGCGCCGGCCAACGAAGCCGAGAGAGAGGCCGTCAGGACCGCTCAGCGGGCCCTCACGGTCGACGTGACAGGAGACATGGACGACGCCACCAGGAGCGCCCTGCGGGGCGTACAGAACCTCTTCAAGCTGCCCGTCACGGGCGTACTCGACAAACCCACGGCCCAGGCGCTGGACCGCCTGCGGCCCCCATCCCTGCGGGGGGACCAAGAATGAAGATCACCGGATTCCAGTTCGGAGCGCTCGCCGTCATCGTCGGCGGAGTCATCCTGCTGACGCTGTTCGAGCGCCCCACCGGGTCGTACATCGCTCTCGTGACGCCGATCCTCGCGGCCATGTACCTGGACGCGAAGACAGAGAAGCAGAACGAGACGCTGGCCCAGCAGGACAGCAAGCTGGACCAGATCACGCACCAGACGAACGGCGTGCTCACCGAGCGGATCAACGACGCCGTGGCCGAGGGCGTGAAGAAGGCGCTGACCGATCGTGAAGGTCGCGTTACAGAATGAGCGGATGTCGGTGCCTTGGGCTACTGTCCTAGACGGCAGCAGTGCAGGCGTTCCAAC